GACCTCCAGCAGGTACGTTAACGTGGAAGCAGAAGTACATAGTTTCTGGGTGGAAACCAGCTTCTACTAGAGCGTAACGAGACTTAACTGCTACTTTAGGTGACATAGTACCTTCAGAGATTGTCTGAATAGACTCAGCCATCATGTAAGGCATGAACTTAAGTCCTGGTTCGTCGTCACCACCTTTTCTTCCAATAAGAACTCTGTTATCGTTGAACTTCATGTTCTGATCAACGTATACGGTCATACCAGCAAGCGAACCTACAGGGTAAAGTGTACCGTTGTTTTGAGTCAACGTATTAGAGAAAGGAGCAAAAGTGAATTGAGAGATGTCTTGCAATGCACTTGCAACGTTAGCGTTAGTAACGATGAAGTTAGCAGGACCTCTTCTTCCTCTGTTAGCTACTACGTTAGCACCAGCTAGGATTCTAGAGAATAGTCTTCTCTGTAGAGTCGACAAGTTCTCGTAAGTTCCTGAAGCAGGACCAGCAGTACCAGCAAGCGATAGACCTGTGTCGTCTTTACCTACGTAAGAAGGAATTGTGTAAGAACCAGCAGTACCACCGATAACGAGGTTTAGGTTCAAGTTCTGTCCTTCTGTAGTGAAGAAGTCACTGTGGTTAGACCAACCAAGAGCAAATGCTCTAGAAAGGATGTGCTTGTTGATCGCTTGAGAAACCTCGTTAACCAATGCGTTCTCGATCATAGAAATTACGTCGATACCGAATTGCTTGTTAAGGTCTTGGATCTGCTCAGTAGTTACTGAAGCAGCCACTTGGAAAGTGTCAGCCTCAACGAACTTAGTGAACGTTGATAGACCCATTGACTGGTAGTAGTTGCTTTCACCGTATGCTCTAAGCATTGGGTTGTAAGTCTTAGTACCGTCAACGAAAGGTCCTTGCCAATCGTCTGAGTTTTGGAAACCAGCTCCAGAGAATCCTTGGATGTGATCCTCAAGTGCTTTAACCAATTCTGCAGACGCTGTAGTAGTACCAGCTTGGTTTCCATCTATTGAAGTACCGATTTTAGTAGCACCACCGTCGATAACAGAAGCTACTGATTCACCAGCAGTTACTTCGTTGATCTTGAAGATAGGGAAACCATCAATTCTTGAAAGACCAACAAACTGGGTAGTCAAGTATGCACTTGCTGAAGAAGCGTTGGTGATGTAGTAAGTTGTACCTACTGTGAAAGCTGCAGGGTAACCAACACCAGCAGTTCCTGCAGGCAGCTGAACCTTAATCATAGCAGGAGCAGCAGCCAAAGCGTCAGCTGCAGTAGTACCTACTGAATTAGGGCTTAGTTTACCACCAGCGTATACGTAGTCTAGGTACGAAAGAACGCCAGTAGGGCCTGACATAGGAATTACAGGAACGATGTCGAATCCAACAGTCTTCGCAGCAACCTGAATTGCCAACGGAAGAAGTGAAGGAAACTTATCACCCGATCCTTGATTTCCTGTGTTGTAGAAAGCGGCGTTAGCATTACCTGTAGTAGGGAATGTAGGAGGCGCAACTGCTCCCATACCGTTTACAACGTTGAGTGACTGGTATGCACCAGCGGACTCGTTTAGTGAGTGGTAGTGGCAATACTTGCTCAACCACTCTTTCTTTTCAGTATCTGCGATTCCTGCCTTCTGCTCAATGATAGGAGACCAGGTTTCGAAGATTTCTGCTTCGTTAATTAGTTTCATTTTTTCTAACTATTTTTTGAATTTTTAAAACTTACCTTCGAGCGACTTAGCTACCCAATTAAGGTAATCGTTTGAATACCCCTTAGTAGGAGCGTTAGCCACTGTGGGCTCTGGTGTTTCTTGGTTTTCATGTAGCTTCTGAAGTCCAACAGGCTCAGCAGATCCTAGTTGACGAGTTGACCAGAAGTTTTTGATCTGATAGGCAGTATCTAAATTATAGAAAGCTGATTGTGCAATGATAGATTGCTTTTGACCTTCATTTAGAGACTCCCAAATCGGAGCATATGCTTCAGGCATTTCATCGATGAATTTGTGTCCTGATTTTTCTCCTTCGGCTTCATTTAAAACCTCCTCTGCTTTTTGTGTTTGAGCAGCCGGCTGAATCTTAGATGCAGCCTCATTTATATTCTCCTCGGTCTTTTGTGTTTTGACCGACTCAATTAGAGAATCTATCTTACTAGAGATTGTAGAATAATCTCCAGCAAATCCAGATTCAACCAATTCTGATTTTGAAACAGCTTCAGCGCTTTGTCTTGCACTTTCATTTAGGTTTTCA